GCATAACAACGTTATTAGGCATGATTCTTCATCCTTTCATCAGTGATTAGGCAACCACACAGGTCATATACAGTTTTTCCATTGCACCAACAACATCAATAGCGTCATTGACCACAACAGCGCCCTTTTCAGTACCAGCTTCAACGGTAACAGCGCTATCTTCAAAGTTCTGGATAGCCCGTACCCGTTCAAGTTCACGATGGTGAGCGATGATATCAGCCCAAAGCGCAATCCGTCCATCAGCATCATTGGGAATCCGTCCAAGATACTTGGTATTGAAGATGGTTGCAATAGAAGTAGCAATTTCATCAATAACCCTGATGGTCTGATTCTTCTTAAAGATATCACCCTTATCAGCGGTTGTGGTAACAAGGCTGTTAATATCCATCAGAACCCGGATGGTTCCGTTAACATTATGCAGCGCAAACATACCGCTTGTAATGAATCCTTCAAGCTGAGTCTGTGTATATTCCACACCAACAGTGAATTCACCGTTGTAAGGAAGGTTCATAGCGGAAGCATTGATAGCCGTTGCAGCAACCAAGCCCGTTACCCAATACACAAGGGAAGCAGCAGACCAACCAGTGTCAGAAACACTGTTCTTAACGTTGACAACACCTTCATAATCAGCAGCATGGTTAAACGCTACCACCTGAAGCTTGATACCAAGTTCATCACGCATCCGCTTACACCATGTAGCATACAGGGCATTCAGGTTAGAAATACCATCCCCGCCCGTCAGTTCATTGTTGACAACACCAATAGCATTCACAGCATAAGATTCAATCTTATCCAAGAAAGCCTGATGCATAGCGGAAGTGATAGTTGCAACAGCGCCACCCGTCAGGGCAGTAGCCGTTGTAGTTGCAAGGGTAGCACTCTTATTGTAGTTCACCCAATCGTCATCAACCAGACCAGCAGCAGTAGCAACCGTCTGCCTGTTGACTTCAACATTGTTGTAATAGGTCACAACATCAAATTTGTTGGAATCATCCGCATTGACGGAAACACCAATCTTGATACTGTTACCGCAAGTACCAGAATGTTTAGCGGTTCCGAAGGTTCCGGTTGCATGACTGGTAGTTCCCGTAGTGGAATTCAGCTTATAGAAATAAGCCTTTTTCGCATACTTGAACAGATCACGCAGCCCCTTCATTTCAGGAGCGCTATAATCATAACCAAACAGCTTCAGACTGTTCTTTACAAAGTCCCCCGCTGTGACTTCAAAGATTTCCCCATCAATGCCCCAATCCATCTTCAAAGCCATAGCCACAATACCCCGGTCACCCAAGGCAGCGTTAGCAGTAGCTTTGGAAATGAAGTTAATGTAAGCACCGGGAAGAATCTTATTTTGAGAAAACCAATTACCGCCACCGAGCGCCATTTTTACTTCACCCTTTCTTTATAAAAGTCATCCAAGATTTTTTCCACCTGTTCCACTGTATAGAATTCATCATCCTTCAGCAGAACAGACAAAGCGTCCACCCTATGTGTGAAGCGCTCACTTCTCAAGATGGAAGCTTTTGAACAACCGTTAGCGGGTGTGGTAACAACCGCTTCAGGGTCTTTTGCTTTACCCATTTTGATTCATCCTTTCATCAATTCAGTTGAATTGGTTCAACAGTGTTTTCTTCAAGTTCAGTCATCATATCCTTGGTTTCCGGCTTATACAGGAAATCGGAATATCTCACTGTGAATATCACTGTGAAATCTTCATCTGTGTTAGACTGCATATCCCTTCCCCTGATTTTAGTCTTGTCCGCAAGTTCAATGACTTCAAGACAATTGAACAACTGTTGAACTATTGCGTTACTGCTTTGATATCTGTTTTCAGCCGGGGGAAAATAAACCACTTCATATAAGTTTTCCTGATAGTATCTTGAACCCCTGAACAAGCGTTGAGAAGGGCGAACACAACGAACGGAAAAGGAAGGTTCTACAATTCCCTGTTCAACTGGTTCATCAAACACAGGTACATTCGGGAATTCAGCTACCAAAGCCCGGACAATTCCGTCTTTCACACTGTTTATCATATTAGAACACCGTCCTTAACCAAGCATCAAGCCGGGGCTGAACCACCTTGGGTATTGCCCCTTTCGTTGCGTTTTCTGCACCTTCAGTAAAATGTTGACCGGGAACCCATGAAGCTTTCAAACGCTTCATCAAAGGGGGGACAAACTGTCCGGGATGTTGTCTGTGTCCAAGATCAACATAGGAAGCGTAGAAAGTCGGATTGGTAATAGTTACCGAATTTCCCGAAAAAGCGGGGGGTGTATCCCACCCACCCCGAAGGGTTCCCGTTCTTGCGGGTGTAAGTGGCTTAACAAAGCTTACATACACTGAAGCAAGTTCAGAAAGCGCCTGATGAATAAAAAGCTGTTTGGAAGCACCATTAGCAGCCCTTACCCGATCAGCAAAAGCAGTCAGTTCAGACACATCAACGGTTATGCCCATTCTTTATTCACTTCCATAACAATTTCTTGGTGGTCTGTGAAAAGCATTGGGGTTCCGGTTGACTTATAATGAAGGGTTTTCCCGTTTTTATGGGTGACAACCGTGATTGAACACCCTTCCGGGATTTCCAAGCCCGGTCTGATAAACAACTTTGCTTGCTGGAAAACGGAAGCAGCCTGATAGCCCACTTGCGCTAAAGCATTGTTGTTATTGTTTGTGGGATAGAAAGACAGCTTACAGGGTTCATTCTCACAGATCACCGAATCAACAAAGGATGTTGCCCCGTTTGTTTTAGTGGTTGTGGTTTTCCCCTTGATTGTACAACTGTCTTTCCAGAGAAGCGGAAGATTACTTACCACTTCAACCGCCTGTAAGTGATAAACTGATTTCTTCCGCTTTCCAAAGCTTCAATGAACAAATCCAGCCTTTGTTCAGGGCTTGAACCGCTTCCGGTATCCCAAACCTGTTTGGTATCACCTTCAGACAGTTCTTTCAGCATGGGTGAGAAATCCAGCGCTGAAGCGTCAACTTCATGTTTGGCTTTCTTAGTTGTCAGGAACCGGGAAACAATCAGCCCAACCGCCACTTTATAAAGCCCTTGCGGGACTTCAGCAACGTTACAACTGTTCTTGATTTCCTGTTCTACATACCCCGCTGAAAAGGAAAGCAAATAATCATCACCCGTTGTCAGCGTATATCCCAAAGCAGATATCAAATCAATAACATCCTGAAGAAAGGAAGCGCTGAAGGAAGTAGAAGCTTCAGCCATTGTGACAAAGGATTCCCCAATGTCAGGGGTTTCTTCTGTTTCTTCTTCCACCGGATCATCTGTATTTTCCGGGGTTGTAATTTCTTCATTCAGATCATTATCAACCATTCAGCGCACCCCCTTCACAGAAATTAGCCCTTGGAAATGATACGGGCAATCGGAATAGCTTTCGGGTCAATGTAAGACCGGGAAGCTTCAGAAACTTCACCGCTATGAACCAGCGCCCAGTTAGCACCCATAGCAAGTTCAATATCAGTGGGGCTATTAGAAGCCTGAGAAGCTTTTTCATAACTGATACCGAACGGGGCAAACACCTTCCGCTGACGGGTATACAGGATATCTTCACCGCCATTGGTCTTAGCGTCCCTTGCCATTTCATAAGGAACTTTAGCGCCGATATCCTCAAAGTAGATAGAACCTTCACCAAGTACATAGGTGATATAGGTGATATCATCCACTTCAGTAACACCGGAAGTAGTAGTGGCAATGGAAGCCACAAGGGTTCCGCTATCGGTCTGAGTAACGGAAACCACAGGGGAAGCACCCGTTCCGGGAATCACCTGTGTCAGTTTCACAGTAGCCCCGGAAGCTTCAACACTGAAGATTCCTGCATACTGAGTAGCAAGCAGCGTAGCAAGTTCCCCGGCTTGATCGTTCTTGGAAGACTTGATAGCAATGGTCTTGTTGGCATAGTCGGTGTCAGTCGCATGGAAGGTGTATTCAACACCGCCCACAGAAATCTTATCACCCGCAATAGCCTTGGTTCCGATGGTCAGCGTATACAGACCCGCAACACCCGCCGTAGTAACCACTTTGGTCAGGGGCATGGAATCATCAACCAGAACCAGTTTACCATTCCAAGTAGCAAGCCCAATCTGACGGGTCATTCCTTCCTTATCCGTATAGGTCAGGAAGGTAAGAATGTTCAGGTTTTCCAGATTGGTAGCAACCGCACTGTGCATGATAACCAGTGCAAACTTATTCTTGTTCGCACCGCAAGCCCGCTGAATAGCGCTGTTCAGGGTGGTAGCGCCCATAACCGGGGACACAGCACCGGAAATATCATAAGTGTGAGTGGCAACGAATTCAGCATTTTTACCACCTGTCATTCCGAAAATACCGGACAGGACAGCAAGCAATGTATCCTGATCGACACCATCAAGATAATCCCGCACCTGTTCCGCAATATTCTGCATGAAGTCCACACCGCCCGTGATATCATAGCTGAAATCACGTTCTTTCCAAGCTTTAGCCCGACCAACAACCACAACACCCTGTTCAAAGGTCTTGGTGGAAGTGGCGGTAATGTCGGTTTCACCGTCATAGTTAATCACAGCACCGTCAAGCAGTCCCCGCATAGCAATACGGGCATAGGCAGTACCGTTCTGGGAACTGAAAGCATCCCGGATATCAGGATTGCCAACCAGCGCTTTACATTTCCGCAGTTCGTTCTTCTTCATGTTGGGAATCCGTTCAATGATATACTTGAACGCTTGCGGATTGAAAGACTTAGAATCAAACTTTGTGTTAGGCATTTCGTTTCACCCTTTCAATGATTTTGTTATGTTAGTTGGGCATCAGGGTTTTCAGAAAGGAACTGACACAGTTCATCATAGGACATTTTGGAAGTATCCGGTTTCCCGTCACCATCATCAGTCCCATCTTCACCCGTCTTTGCCCCTTTCATCTTAGGTTTCCCGGATGATTCAAACATGAATTTAGAATCTTCCGCTGCTTGAAGGGCTTTGATTTGTTCGTCAAGTCCTTTGACCGTTCCATCATCGGATAATTCGGCTTTACCCAAATCCAGAAGCGCCCGAACAGCCTTAACATTCTTAGCCTTTGCAGCGGTCAGGGCTGAATCAACAGCGTTGTCTAACTTCAGCTTTTTGATTTCACTGGCATGAAGTGAATCTTTAGCTTTGTTATCCTGCTGCAACTGTTCAATCTGCTGTTTCAGCTTTTCAGCATCCCCGGCAGAAGCTTTCAGCCCTTCAATCTGTTTGTCCCTTTCCTTGACTGATTCTTCCGCATGTTTCTTAGCTTCATTGACTTCATCAAAGCGGGACTTGGGAACAAATCCTTTCAGTTCTTCTTCTGAAGCCTTTGCAGCCTTTTCAGCGTCTTCTTCAGACAATCCGAGTTTTACCAGTTCTTCTTTCTTCATGGGAACCATCCTTTCTACAATCACATTTGTTCACCCGGTTCAGTCCGGTCTTGATTGTTCCGGTTAGCGCACCGGAAAGCGAGAATATATAAACCCGAAGGGGTTTATCAGATCAAACGGCACGTTAGCCCATCTTTGCACCCCTTGACGGGGAAACAACCCGCACCTAAATTGTCACCCCGCTTCAGTGGCGAGAAGGGCAGCTTCCCCGGAGGTCAAAAGGATAGCTTACGGTTATACCGTGTGCCTGTCAGAGTGCATGAAAATAGGACAGGGAAAGAATCCCTGTCCTTACAAACCGTGACCAGTCCGCTTGAAAATATGTTTGGTGGGGAACTGTCCGGTTTTCTTAGTCAGTAAATGGTAACAGCGTCCTTGAAAGCCGGGTGTGCTTCAGGATCATACAGGCAAATACCGCCCATGTTCTTATGAACACACAGCGGGATTTCATCTGTTTCTTCTTCCCAAGGGAAAATATAGTATTCCCCATCATCCAGCGCTTCTGGTTTCAGGTGTAAACCATAGATGTTATCAGCTACCTTTTTAGCGTTTCGCCTTGCATCCTGATATTCATACACAGCAAACACCCCTAATCCACATCACGGTCATCCTGATTGTGTTGCTTCATCCATTCATCAAATTCTTTCCGCACCCAATCAGGAGCGCCGGGTTTCAAGTGCCAATTATCCGTTTCAAGTTCAACCCATTCAGCGAACCATTCAGGAAACATCTTATTTCACCCCGTTATCATTGATAAATTTGGTTAGTTGTTTCATGAATTCCGTAGCAACCTTCCGGGGGTTCCCGGACTTGATAGCTTCAGCAAAACATTCAGCGAACCATTCACGGGCATTCTTGGTAGCATAACCAGAAACTTCCGTCCGGGCATCAGCCACTTTCAACCCACAAGATTTCATTACTTTGGGTCTTAACATAGCTGATACATCCTTGGTTTGGTAACTCCACTGACTTTTAGCCCCGGCAAGACCAAGGTTAGACAAGTACCCGTCAAGGGCATGTCCGATCTCATGAGTAACAATAGATTTCCAATCTGTCCCGGCTGGATGATATCCCATCTTCAAATCATTCAGGTAGGATTTAGCAAGGGCAACAGGATCATTGAATTTCTTGACATTTACGTTGATTTTTCCACCACCCCTTGTGTAACATTCAGCGTAAGTCCAAGAATCAAGTTTTTCAGCCCGTACACCATCCAGTTTCCCAACCAGAAACGGAAACTTGTTAAACACTTCATCATACGCTTCAGCAATTGCTTTAGCGCTTTCCAGATCAACCCCACTAAGATTAGTCCGGTTGTCCCTGAACCACTTCTGATTTTTCATCAGGGTTTCAACATCCTTGACCGTCTTACAATCCGCAATCTTCAGTATAGAACCAGTGGTAATAGCTGTCAATTTCTCTTTCAGCTTTGACCCTTTTTCCGGTTCATCGTTCATGAAGGTTTCTGACCATTCCTTATAGGTCATATTCCGGGGAACATAGTATGTTTTCCCGGTTTCAGGATCACGGGCAGCACGTTCACCGATTCCATCAAGTTCCTTATAATAGGGGGCGGTTGTGCTTCTACACCAAGGATGAAGCGGGGGAACTGTAACCCCCGGCTGATAGTCCTTCATTTCAATAACGGTTCCGTCCATCTGTTGACAGATTTCAGAAGTTCGTTCATCCAGAACCGCTATGAAGTAAACCTTTTCAACCCCTAAAGCCCGGTAACTATCCCCGGAAGCAACCGACATAGCATAAGCGTTTTCGGTATAAACCAGCCTTGCAGCGTTTGACCGGGAAACCCCGAACTTCTGTTGAATTGAATCAATCACTTTATTCAGGTCATTCCCGGTCATCATGTGTTGTGTTAGCTGCTTATGCAGTTCACCAATCAAGGCTTGTTTGTTTTCCCAAATCCGGTTTGAGAAGTTCCGACCATCCAGCGCCCAAGGTTTCTGAAGCACTGTCTGAATCTGGTTGTTGCTCAACCCTGTAATATCCCATCCAACCCCAATACCACTTTGAATGGTAAAGGCTGTTTGACCAAACTGGTTGGAATAAGTCTGTTTCAACAGTGCATCTAAAGCATCTGACTGTCCACCCGCTAACACTTCAACCGAATTCTGAAGTTGGTATTTCAGCCCTTCCAAGCGGGAAATGTGCCACCGGGCAGAAGCGTTTTCAAGTTCCTTTTCCCATTCCTTGTTACCGTTAGCCATTGCAGCCCGTTCATATTCCTTCAGCGTCCACTTCAGTTCTTTCAATTCCCCTGAAGTCATCAGCCTACGGGCTTCAGCCATACTGACATGACCGTTGTTATCTGCAAACCTTTGCCACCAGCGGGAAAGGTCTGCTTCAATCTGCCTTTCAGCACCCCGGTACATGGTTTCAAGGTCTTGAACTACCTTTTCCGCTTCCCTGTGTCGGGCAGCTTCAAGGTCTTCCATTCGCTTTTTCCAGTATTCCTGATTTCTGCTCATTCATCATCACCCTTATCATCAGGGTTAGATTTCTTGAAGGGGTCATTACCCATCAGCGCATCATGTTCAGCTTGTTCTTGTTTCTTCTTCCGCTTCAGTTCCAGTTCAACATCATCAACCCAAGGATGTTGTGCAACCAGTGTTTCATCAGACAAAATACCAACACTGTTTTTGATATTCTGGATAACTTCACTTTCCACCATCGGAAGATCACGGTTGAAGATGATTTCAAGGTTGTCCAGATCGAAATCACCCACCCCGGTATTAGCGAAATGACACCGGATGAACCACAGCAGTTCTTCAAAACTCGCTTGAAACTCTGTTTCTGTTTCGTTTGCGTCCAGATCAATATCACTGTACATGGACTGAATGTTCATCTGATTAGGCTGTCCCCCTAACCGATCATCTTTAGCATCAAAGCCCATGCAGTTTTCAATCAGTGCTTTCTTGAAGATTTCAAGGATTGCTTT